CATCTATAGTACGCTGCCCAAGCATCGCTCCACTTGATGTGGTTATCTTTTCCGATTCTCTCGTCAGTTGTAACAGCAACAACTTTTCCGCTTGGGATCGCGGAGGCCGAAGCATAGATCTCCTGATCGATTAAGAAATCCTCAATCGCTTGATGAACATCAGCAGCAGTGGAGGGGTTATAAGCAATCCGGCGAACTCTTACAACTAAATCTCTATCGGCTGTAAGAGCAACTGCGGCTCCGCCTTCTGTTGCAGATACAGTAAACTGATCATTAGCAGCGTCTACGCTTTGTACGTAGTAGATTTTGCTATATACAAGATCACCAGCAGCAGCAACTGCGCTAGTTCCACCAACATCTCCAGATACGTCATAACCACCTGCGGTAGTCTGGTATCCTTCAAATACGACCATGTCATTGACCGCGAGTGCATCCGTTCCAATAGAGAGATCGTCGATGTCTCTCATGGTGATTTCGTTATCGGCACTTACAAAAGATCCGGTCTCGGCTGTAAGTCCAGATACAGAGGCCTCTTCGATAAAGTTACCGATTGCGCCACCGTCGATAGAGGTGATTGCCTCAGAAGTAGCAAGGTCTCTAGAAACACAACGAAGGTTGATGTCCTTGATAGGAACATAACGGCTAATAGTTGATGCGTCTGTAGGAGATGCGTAAGCGGTATCAGAGATCTGATATGCTTTAAATGACTCAATAGTAGGAACTTCTCTGGTGTCTTTAGAATAGATTCTGAAAGTCGCGTTTCTGGACTCTTCAGGTGTTTGCTCGATTCTATAGAAAGTCTTGAAGTCAGGGTCGTCGTTCTTTAGATATCCAACGATGTCAAAGGCGTTGTCGTTGGCATCAAGAGCGGTAGTTGTGATTACTCTGATATCAATACCAGTACCAGATTCTGTGCCGATCTTAGTATCGCCAAAGTATCTTCCACCGATTTTAAGGGCAAATAAGTTCCAACCTGCACCTTTTGTCACGGTTACTTTAGACTCAGGAGTCGGAGTTACGCGTGTATAATAGAGGATTCCGTTAACACCCACGTTCTCGAAGAACGCTTTAACAGAATCATAAGAGATTATAGACTGGGGATTTGAAGAGGCAGTGGGGACTCCACCGGCTTTCTGAACCCAATCGTCTAGGGAACCAATCTGAGTTGGTGTATATGGGAGTAGAGATGCGTAGTTATCGACAGGTGAATCATCATAAGGATCTGTGGGTGTAGATCCAAAGATATAACCAATAGCATGAGATGCCAAGGGTTGGGGTAATCCACCAGTTACGGACTGTGCAACAAACACTCCAGGGCGCTGAATCGCGCCTACGTTAATGTTTACAGGATTAGCCATAAATTATTCTTTGCAAAGTAAGAGGCCTTTCAGAGTGTCTTTAAACAAACGGTCATTTAATACCCTTAATCATCCCCATTGCTCTTGTAAAGCTCAAATAGGTTATTCATGAGCCAATCTGAACAGCTATCCGCCCCACATTTTTGTGTCTCTAGGATCTTTAAGGACTTTCGCATAATCTTATTAAAATCGGAGTCAGTCACGTGCCTAGAACAGACTTTAATAAACTCTTTGAGTTTTAATTGATCCTTATTAACAACTATAGAGCATAGAATTAAAATAAGTTTTAGGCGAAGTATGTCCGTCATTTTTTATCCCGAGGTTTATTCATTTCTGCAATTGCATTTTCATGGACTTGAATCATCGCCATAACTTTTGTCATAGGCTGAGACTCAAAGTAATCTATAGCAACAAAAGAATTATTTTGTAACGCATAGCATACTTCTAACCATTTAAATTTTGTAATAAAATTACATAATATTTCTTGTCCTACTATTTCAAATACCTCTTTTATGACTCTAGGAGTTAATTTTTCTATCCCAATCTTTGATAAATTGATCCTTTTTAAAATGTCTATAACGCCATCTATAGTTAGACTCTCCTCCTCGTCTATGTACTTCTCTAAAAACTCTAGATCTTTTCCTGTGATGTCTCTGAATGATAATTTATTTCCCTTCCTATCTACTATAGAAATAGTATAGTTATGCTCTCTAATTACAGAGTATTTCTCATCACTCATCTGATCCTAGCAGAGATGATAGCGCGCTACCAATTTTCTTAAGCTGTCTAGCTGTAAGCTTCTTAGCATCTTTTAAAGAGAGTCTTTTTCCATTTTCAGGCGCGTGAAGTACACAGATTGTCTGAAGAGTCGCTTCGATCTCGGAGAGTTTCTCGTTAGAGTTAATCTCAGAAATTACGATAAGATCCTCTGCACAAGGTTCTTTTAAGTATAGGAATTTCCCGTTTGAGATTTCTACAGGAACTACTTCAGGCTCTCCAAAATCAAATTCAGAGATCTCATTCACTGTAATAACTTCTCCCTCCGAGGAATGTCGGCTCATTTTGCTAGTTGGCATTTTAGAATGTTTATTAGGTAATTTTCTTTAAACCTCAAATTTAATTTTTTGTTTAAAGGGAGGATAGATCTTAAGAAAATGGCAATTAATTCTTCTAAAACGCCTTATAGTTCTTGGAACGAAGATAAGCAAAATTCGGACTATAGATCAAATACAACACAAAACTTCGCGTACGTGCGTCAGGCCCTTGCGCAAGAGAGATATCTAAAAAATTCAAATAGAGTAAATCCAGGACCCACTAGAAACACTAGAGCAAATATGGCTGATAATTCTCCACAAAACCCCCACGTCTTTGGATCAGAAGATATGTGGGGCTGGCAAAAATGGACAGAAATCAAAAGTAAAGAATCTTCTACTTTAGCACCTGGACTCTATGAGGTTGGAAGCGCTGAAGATATCCCAGGTAATAACTATCCAGGACCGTCTAGAGTAAGTGGATGGGCCGGGTGCTCTAGTTGCAAAAGGAGGAGAATATGACCACAAGAAGACCCAGAAGATCTCAGGCCGCTAAAGCGGAAGAACCAACTCAAGAAGATCAATATAAGATCCCTCAGCAAGAGCTAGAGGAGTTTTTTACGGATCCAGGACCTAAGGAAGATGAAAAAGAAATAGTGGAAGAAGTAAAGCTTCCTGAGGCCCCTAAAGAAAGAAAGAGGGTTAGACCTCCTAAAACAGGGAAAGTGTTTTTAGGCAAGGAAGAGATGAGAGAATGGGGCGATTACGTTTCTTGGCTGAAAAATGAACAAGGGCTGAAAAACGTTCGACATAAGAAGATTTAAGTGATATAATAGTCTAAGAGACGCCCCTACAATGAAGCCAGAGATCAAAGAAGCATATATGCAAACTGCCGAGTTATTCTCTCAGGTTTCAAATTGTAAGAAACTCAAAGTAGGGGCTATTGTAGTTAAGAACGGGAGTATCTTAGCCCACGGATGGAACGGGACACCGTCTGGATTTCATACTAATTGTTGCGAAAAGGAAGATGGTAGCACTAATCCGTTTGTTCTACATGCAGAACAAAACGCATTGATTAAAATGGCTAAATCTTCAGAGTCTATTGACGGAGCGGAATTGTTTTGTACTCACAGCCCGTGTCCCGATTGCTCCAAGATGATTGCGCAAGCCGGGGTTAAAAAGGTATATTATAGAAACGAATATAGAATCACAGACGGCATCGGTGTGCTTCAGCAACTCGGTGTAGAAGTTGAAAAAATGTAATGTTTGAACATCCAGAAGCCAGAGAAAAAATTAAAAGCATATTTAAAAATATCTCTAGATTCGAGGAAGAATTAGTTCCTAAGTTTAGAGCCTGTCTTAAAAATAACGATCCAATAGCTCTCTACGTTGCTACACAAGATCAAAATGACTTGATGTGGATATTTGAAAAAAACGAAATCTCTCGGATGCTCGGAGGATCTGACTCCTTGGAGAGCATTTCAGAACAACTTCTGCCAGATGAAGAAGATAAAGACGAAGGAGTTGTGTTTGTAGTACTAAAAAAAGTCGGACCGATTTACGCGATCCGACTAGAAAAAGCTGTACTTGAAGAGGTGTTTTTAGGTTAGAGCCGCAATTGCAGTTTTAAATGCGGCAAAGTCTGCTGATGCTGAAGCCGCGCTCTTAAGCTCTGCAAGAGTCACACCTACAACTCCTTTTATAATTTGACCAGAGTTGTTTATTTGCACGTTAGGTCTCGCGGTTACTACCTCAGGAGGGTTAGTAAGAGTTATAGTCTTAGGGCCTATCTCGTCTCCTTCGCTGGAAGGTTTACCAAATTGTATCCATTCTGCGGGGATTTGACTAGAACCAGATTCGATATTACCCGCCCAACTAAACCCAATGTAGGTAGATCTTTCGTTGTTATCCCAAGCTGTACCTGCTTTTGCAATAATCGCAGCTCCTAGAGTTTTTTGGTTTCCGTCGCTACCAAAGAAATTGATTGTGCCAATAGGATCCTCTCTAAATAAACTTCCCGCTAAATCTGCGTTGGTTCCTCTTGTTTTATAAAAATCAATACCAGCCGTATTGTTATTACCACCTGTTCTAATATAAGATCCGATTCTGTTAAGAGAGGAGCTTGTGGCAGCTTCTAAACTTGTGACCCTTAGCTCTGTTGACTGTGCTAGTGCATCTAACTGCCCGATTTGGTTTTGTAAAGTAGGGATCTGCTCTAGTTCCTCTAGTCTGGCATTAATAAGTTCTGACCTATCATCGAACTTTTTATTTATGTTATCTTGCTCTGTCTCTAACAACTCGAAAGCGTTTTCCAAGTTAGTCAGTGATACAGAAGAAGCATCGGATAAAGCCGCTTGTGCGGATGCAATTGCGGTAGAAAAAATCTTTAGGTCCCTGAAGCTTGCGTAGGTTCTATCAGCATATCTTACGTTTACTACACCTTGATCTGTGGTCGGGTCAATTACTTCGCATAGAGATGCCCCTAACTTTAATCCGCTTTTTGTTCCCGTCCCGTCCTCTACAAATAATGTTCCGCCGGTTAACAATCCGTCTTGGGATAGTACTTGCCCCGTACTGGCCAGTTCTTGCCTAGAAACGTTTAACAATCCACCGGCGTAGTCCTCAATAAATTTAGATCTAAGGTCTGCCATAATACTGATCTATCTGTTCTTTTTTAAGATTATTTGTGAAAGAGGCGTACATTTGGATAGGAATAACACTTGTTGGAGGAGGATTATCCCACAAAACCGCCCAGTTATTTGTTAATAGCATTCTAATTTTGGACGCCACCCTACGATTACTCCAGGTAATCTCGTTGCCCCTTAGATCTAAGAGAGTGCTTATATTTTTTCTAAAAGGCGGGAGTGTGCCTGGGATGATATTAGAAGTACTACAAATTGTAGGAATCAAAGAAGAGAGAATCTTTTCCAACCCTATATCTGTCAACCTACAATTCTTTAAACTCAATCTCTTGATATTCTTTGAGAAACCTAATTCTACTACTTCTAAGCCAGAGCAATCTGTTAAATTTACGTCCTCTAAAATAGGAGCGTCAGTGGCAATAAAGGCCTTTAATTCCGTATTCCCTTCTAAATTTACCTCTCTTAGATGTTCTCTTCTAATATTCATATTTACATAGACCAAAGAGTTTCTTTGAAGGTTTATCTTCTCTATCCTAGGATCAACGCTGTCTCCAGATTGAGCTTCTATCCACAGATCGTCCCAAGTTTTTATATCTTGATTGCTTAGTTTTAATTCCTCTATAACGTAATTTGCATCGTGCGTAATTGTTAATATTGCAGAATTATTTTTTTCTTTTGATATAAATACACTATCATTAGAAACAACGTTTTTTTCTTTAAAACTTACGTAATTAAAACTACTATTTTGCACCTTATCAAGAGGTAAAAATATTGTTTTATTTGAATTCAATAAGAAATTGGTGTATATTTTCATTTGTTTAACCCTCCAGCAAGGGTCTTAGGACAGAATCTGAGGAAGGAAGCATTGTCTGAAGTTTTAAATTTCTTGCATTTAAGTAGGTTCATACAAGCGAGATAGGCATAAGTATCTCCTAATAAGGAGCATTTAAACGGCTCGTCTTTCTCGTATTTAGCCTTAATTGCCTCTATTAGTCCCATCGAAGAATTGAAATACAATGAGTTATATTTATTATTCTGATCTGTTTCTTTGAATACGATAGGATTTTCGTATATTTTATTTAAAATTGGTTCGCCGCCTATTCCTATCTTTATATCAAATTCGGCTGGCTGATCAGCAATGAAGTCCCCTAAACCACTTGATCCTTCTGATCCATCAAGATTTGAGAATAGATCAAACCACAGAGGCCTATTACTATTTCCTTTACTAGGAACGAAGGCGTTAGGTAGTTTATTCTCTGAGTTCCTACCGCTAGCCCGATCGATGGGAACACTACTTGGAGCCGCAGGGGCGATATCTGTTAGGTCTTCTTCGGGATAAATCGATCTGTTAGTTAAATCTCCACACGGGTTAATGCCGTCCTTGTATCTATTTTCACAGTCTGTCCCTCCGAACTTTTTACAGAATTCTATAGGACTGAATTCTTCTAGTAATCCAGTTAACACTAAATTTTTAATTACTTTATCTTCTATTTTATCTACAACTTCATTGGGGCCAAATGAACTCAAATCTATTGTATCTACGTCCCTTTTAAAGTTTACTTCTTCCTGTTTTAATACGTCAGTTGCTGGACTTATAGCATCTGAGGACTTGGTAACATAATTACTCCTTAGAGGTGATCCTAAGATTTCTTTGTTTTTATCAACGTACTTGATAAACTTTCTTATTACGTCGTTACTATCAGTGTTTTCTTTATTCAAAGGCGCTTTAAATGAGAAGTTAGAGACAATCTCTGAAGAAAGTTGATTTGCTTGTTCTGGTGAAATAGTACCCACTCTAGTTATTGCCTGAGGCATGGGGGAATTACCAATACCTGGAGGGCTTAATATATCGCTACTTGAGCTCAAAGACGGATAATTTATGTTTTTTATGTCTCCATCTATCGGTATTAAATTTTTAATTAGTGCAGAAATATCTTCAATCTTTCTATTATATGAGTCTTTTATATTTTTAAAACTATACAATGTTTCAGAGCTTAAGGGCACTTCATCTTCTATATTATTAACAAAATTAGTTAGTGTTATATTTATAGAAGTAGTCAAACTCGATAAGACCTGGACAATCGCCTCTAGTTTTATCGGGCTTCTTCCTGAGATAAAGAAATTAGGAACTTGATAGGAATTATTATAGTATCCTATTTTATATAACAACCCACTCAGGTACGCATAATTCATAAACTTTGTTAATCTTCCGCCCTCGTACCCATCTATTATTTGTCCTAGTTCATTATGAAAAGAATCTGGATTTAATATTAAGAGCAGTTCTTTTGTGGTTAACCCAGAACTCTTATCGTATAAATTTTTAATGAGGTTCGTTGACGCGTTGCCCAAGTTCTCATCTAATGTTCTTGTCCATTGTTTCAGGGCAACAGGAGCCTCTTTATATATTGTGTCATAATCAATAGCATTTGAGTCTAATCCAAAGGGAGATTTTCCGTAGATTAAACTGTCTGCAACTGGCTTTAATAAATTGATTTCTTCTTTATCTAGTAGTATATTTGCTTCTTTATTATTAATCAAATACGTGATAGATTCAAAAAATGTTAGTCTATTACCCTCAAGAAACTCTTTAAATTTATCAAGCTGAGAAGGATCTATTGCATGAGTTAGATTTATTAACAATCCTATTAACTTTGCAAATCTCTGGCTGTTATATGTGGAGGCTCTTGTTTGGTCCTTTAACGTAAAGTTTAACAAAGAAATTAAGTTATCTTCTTTATTGGAATATAGATAAGATATATAAGAATCAATTGCGCTCTCTCCTCCAAATTCATAAATTAATTGAGTTAATTCATACGCTTTAAAGAACGAAGTTTGGTCTTTCGAGTCTGTTATTGGAGCAAATTTAAGCAGCAACTCTTCAAAAGTCTCACAAGAAAGAAACTGATTTATCTCTGATTCTTGAAAATTTAAAGATCTTAGTTGGTCAATTAGGCTTTCTCTATCTGCAGAGAAAGATTTAAAAGATATGTTTGGAATAAAAGACCCCACTCGATATCCTATACCTTCTATTTCTGACAAGATATTCTCTAAAGCGTACTGAATCTGTCTTCCCCACAAACTTATCTTGCGTAAAGATTCACCTGTAAACGAGACATCTGGTGCTACTGCGATTAATTTTTGATAGCTACTAAGCAAATACTTTGATAATCCGCTTAGTCCAGGCATTATTTTCTTGTTATTATATAGATAGTCTATCTCGTTTTTACTTAGGAAAATCTTAGATAGTTCTTCTATTTGAACAGAAATGGGGCCTAGTCCTTCATACCCAGGCAATGTGCCCCCTTCAGATAACGAGCTTTTTACCGCGGAGAGTAATCCTCCTAAATTAGTGGAAATGTTGTATATGGTCTCTATTCCAAACAATATGACATCAACATTTAGTTCGTATTCTTCCACGTAAGGATTTTTTACGTCAAATTCAAATCTATCTTCTAATCCGGTTATGTACTTAGTGTATATGGGATTATGCTTTATACCTATAAAGTACTTATCCCCCTTTATCTCTGTTTTCTTAACATCCTCGTCTATAAAAATATCTTTATAAGTATCGTATATTTTTAGTCTGTGATTAAAAGACTTTAGCTTAGAGAAGCCATCAAGAAAGGATAAACCCGCTATTTTATTTTCTACATTCCCATAGAAAAAAAGCTCGTTAAATTTTCCAAATAGGCTAATACCGTCAATGCTAGTAAAGCCTTCTTCTAAAGACCTTCCGTAGCAAGACGCGTAAAGATACTCATAGAAAGAAGCGAGGTAGTCCACGTTTCCTACCGGAGAGGCTTCGCTATTTCCAAAATAATAGCAAAACGTTTTAAGACTAATTACGTTATCTATCACATCTTGTCCCTTTCCTGCAAAACTATTTAATAGGTCTTTTTCTGTATATTGCAAATTAGACTCTGCTTTTTGTATAGAAGAGTCAGAGATGGATTGGTTAATGTCTTGAGATATCGTCAGAGCCTGCGTAACGTATTTATTTATATTAGATTTTAGTCTGTTATTAAAAGTTTTTTCTTTATTTAAAAGTCTAGGAACGTACTCCGTCCATTCTTCAGCAAAGAAGCTTACATCAACTTTTGAAATTCCTTTATTGATATTATACAGCTTATTTTTATAAATCGTCTGAGGAAACGACACGATCTGCCCTTTGCTATTTGCGATTATTTTTACTTGCTCTTCCCAGTATTTATCTCTATTAAAGAGGGTGTAGTTTACCCCATCAAAAGGCTCTTGTTTATCAACTACAAGATTCTGTTCAATAAGGGTTTTAGAAGGAGCATAGGGCGAAATTAATTGAATTAACTGATCAGAAGTAAGGCCCTTTGTAAAAATATCTAAATTTATAACGGACTTATTAATCTTATCAATATACAAAGATATAAATCTCTCTGTAGTTGTGTTTGATCGATTTGTCGCTTTAAATATGAATTCTGGGATTATCTGCTTTAGAGCGATTAGAGTCACTATGAAGAACTCTACATTGAAATTATTTATAACTAAAGTGTTTGATATTACCGGAAAAAGAGGAAAAACCGACATTGGCTTTTCTTTTTCTATTCGGTCTATTACAATACGCGCTAACTCATAAGTAGAGTCTATTGCCTTTTGTCTTTCTATTTTCGTAGAAATCGGAGAGACTTGTTTTTCATAGGCATCTACAGCCTGCTCAACGATAAACGTCAAGCTGCCCTTAATAAGGGCTAGTTGCTTGATTGTGTCTCCGAATAACATGTTAAAACGCTTTTTTAAACTTTAAACTTTAAGTTTAAAGCTTTGTAGCTTAAAAAAAAAATATGTCTTCTAAACTATCAGTAGTTGTTATAAAGTCTAAGTCGGTAGACACTACTTCTGACTTAAATAAAATGGTTGTTCATTTAGAACAAACTTTAACAGAAAAAGAAAACATCGAATTAAAAACAAGACAATCGATTACTGATGCTTTGATAAAGAGCTCCGATTTTATCATCTTCTCTGGATGGGATTCTGCTCTATTATCTAGCTTTTTTCACACGCTAAGCTTGCTAGAAAAATCTGAACTAGACAAAAAGGTGTTTTTATTTGACGAACCGGGAACTAATTGCTGGACGGACATAAATAGGCTTTTGACTTTCGGAATGGATATTGGAAGAATAGATCCTTCAATATTTGATAAAGTTATTGACTGTTGGAATTATCGTGATATAATGAGCTATATAGACTTAGAGATACGTAAGCTCGAGAAATCAAATGCAGATTCAGGAACTGTTGCTACTGTCTAATATCTCTGACGCGGCCCTTGATAAGGTTTTATTGCACGATAAGTGGAAACACGAACAGACATTAGCCCACGAGAAATGGATCGCCGAGTTAAATGTAAATGCAAAATCTGGGAATAAACCAAGCGTTGTAACATCAGAAGCCCTTTCAGAAGATGATATCTTAATAAACGAATTAACGGGATACGGAGAACTTGACCATTCCCATATAGGAAAACTTTCAAAAACTCCTATCTGGCAAGCAGCAGAGGTGAAAGCGCTAGATATATTTTATGACTGGAAGAAATCAATCATAGATATTGATGACTTACCTAAAAAAGACCTTTCCGACCCTAGGATTAAAAAGCTACTCACCACTTTCTTGTGGGCAAACTCCTTGGCACAGAGAAAAGCCTATTGGCCAGATGGAAAAGATATGCATTACGCAGCCGCTGCTCAGAGGGAGATAAAACAAAAACTGCAGACCTACGCAAATTCTACGATCGTAAAAGGATATGATGCTTTCAAAAAATTCTGGGAGAGAGTCAACGAAGGAACAAAAGTTGAATTTAACTCAACATTTATTGCCGACATCTTAGATAACGCGTATGAGGAAACTATAAAGAAAGAGAGAAAGGAAGAAAAAACAGATCTATTTAGATCCCCTCTGTTCCACGAGGTAAAGAAAAACTTCCCCCACATCGATCTAAGGGACCTAAAGAAACAAATGATTGCCAAGAGGGGAGATTTTATGAGCGCCATATTAGCAATGGAACTCAATTATTTTTCCAAAAACATCCCAGAAGAGTATAAAGATCTATACACCCAAGAAACTTGGGAGTCAAGTTACTTCAAGCATCTTAGGAAGTACGAAGAAATTTGGCGCGAGACCTACTCTAACTTTTACAGAAAAATTCGCAAGGACTTTGAAAAATGGAAGAAGGAATCAACATTCTAACAACAGGTCACAACGTTGTTGTTGAAGGAGCTGAACAGCTCATAGAAGAATGGGAGGCAGGAACGCTTACCCGAGAAGAACTAACAAATAGGCTAATGGAGCTAGAAACAGTATACATTGATCTTCAGAAGGTAAATGAGCCAACTGAGTTTAAAGATACTAAAGAATAATGTTTTGACTTAATGACCTCTGAAAATCCCCAAAGGCATATTAAATCTGGGTTTTTCGATCGTTATTTTTCCTTGGGAACTCCTCAGGGTAACTTAGCAGGATATAAATCAGATCCATACTCCTATTCAGGAGCGCCCTATCTAACAAGTGGGGTAATCCTCCCTCGTCGCGATGATATCCTCTTAGAGGAGGGTGGCGGAGGCCCACGGGCCATCGAGAAGTACATGAGGCTATTTAACGATAGCCAAATTCTTGCTGCCTGGGAGAAACTAATAGGAGAGATAGTTCAAAGGCCTTGGGAAGTTTACCCTTCCTCAGACTCCAACGAAGACGAGAAGATCGCAGAATTTGTGCGACAAGTCATAAATCGTATGGGAAGTAACACAAGGCAATCCTATGGCAAAGAACAGCTAGTAGCAACTAACTCTGGATTTGATACTTTTATCAGAGGGATGTGCGAATCGATTGTCCTAGGGATGTCGATCGGCGAGATTTGTTGGATGAAGCAGGGCAAATACATCGTGCCCTCTGAGATTAAGATAAGAGACCCCCGGCGCTTCTTGTTCAGACTCAATGAAGATGGCACTGTAAGTCCTAGGCTTATTACGATGTTCTCTCCTGTGGAGGGCATGGGTATACCGCTTAGGTCTATGATTATGCATAGACACTGGGCCTATAGTAATTTCATGGATGTTCATGGCTCTGGCCTCGGGCGGCAGCTATATCCCTTAGTAGAGTTTAGAAGAACTCTTTTAAATTTCTGGTTACAGTACGCCGATAAGCACACTACACCAACTGCTGTGGGTAAATTTAGCTTAGGCACCCCAGAGGAAGAGGTTAATTCTCTATTCACTGCGCTCCAGCGTTTAGGCCAAGAGACGGCAGTTGTGATCCCTGATGAGATGGATATCAGCTGGCTAGAGAGCAATGGTCGCCCAGAACTCTATAATCAGCTCATTACATATATTGACCAGCAAATCAGTTTTGTGATTAACGGCGAGACAACTGTTGGCCAGGAGACCGGGAGTGTTGGCTCATTTGCGCGCGATCAAATCGCCGACTCTGTGCGTATGAGAAAGGCCAAGGCATTCTCTGAAGAACTCGATGAGACAATCAACTCTACATTGGTCCGATGGATAGTAGAACTCAACTACCCTGGTAAGACTCCTCCTAGATTGGTTCGCAACTTTGAAGACCTCAAGCAGCGCGAAGATCCAGTGCGCATGGTACAAGTACTTTCTCAACTTGGGGCTTTGGGCTATCAAGTAGAAGATATTGATTGGCTTAAAGAAAAACTTAACATCCCCTCTCTAACAAAACAAGAGATGCCCGAGGGAGGAATGATGGGAGGAATGATGCCTCCTATGGAAGGAGGAGCGGAAGAAGAGGCTCCGATGGCCGAAGACATGGACTTCGGTACGGATCTCATGAAACTCTTTGATTTTGAAGAGCCTTCTGAAAAGCAGAAGATATCTCAAGAGATTTCCGCTAAGTTCAAAGGAGACCTGGATGACGTAGGGTTCCAGAGAATTGTCACTGACTCCACCGGTAATGAGATGAATATCTCTAAGCTTAAGATTGACGAGTTCACGTCTCCAGGGGAGATCATCTTCGTTGTAGAAAGACTGCTAGAAGAAGTCAGAAACCTTCGCAGGATTTCTCCAGAGGCTGTGGAGTCTAAATCTCTATGCGAGACAGAACTCCAGAGAATGAAGTCGTTAATAGAGCAAGAGAGTCTTTCTGAGTGTGATTCAAAAGATCTTGTGGGTCTATATCAGAAAGCCTTCAGGTTAAATAGGTACTCTGTGCACAGGGAGGCCGTTACTTTGGACACAGAGGGTAAGGGATATTGGCGCTGGTTCGACCCTTATTTTCAATAATACGTTTAGTTTAAATATTCTTTAGAATATTGCATATACGTAATCTGCTATGCTAAAATATAAGCCCATTACTCAAGCACAGTATTGGATTCAGTGTTCTGGTTTCACAAACCACTACTTCACTACTTTTTCCGGTATTAGAGACACATCTGGTACAACCCAATATGCCGATGGTGTAAGAGGACGTATCTTCCAGCTCAAGGGTCCTCGTACTCTTGCTGAAGTAACAATCTCTACTCCTTTCGACCCTGAAAAGCACGCTGACATCGTTGACTTCTGGAAGACCTATGACTGTTCCTTTGTAACTCTAACCGTTACTCCCGTTAATTGCGGCGAAGACCCTACTCCTCTAGGCAGCAGAACAATCACTGTACCTGACGCTCAGATCACTTCACTTAACTTCGGTCAGGCCGACAGAGCCTCTACAAATGTCTCTACACTAGAGCTTACATTTGTAATGGATACATTCACCTATAACTGATATATTACAAGAGGGTTGAGGTATGTCAACCTCTAATTTATTTTTTAAGGGTTGTTTTGATTCTGATCCTTTTTCCCACGAAGCGTTGTGCGAACTTGAAAGATTAGGTACAGAGAGCAATCTTAAAGATAAGTCCTGCTCGCGCGAAACAAATACGTGCGGGATGACTTTGCAACAACTTACAGACACTTATGAGTTCTATAACGATCAGAAAGGTTTATATAGGAACTGGGGAGATATTATTTTTCCTTGGGAAATTAAGAGCACTACAGACAATCTAGATTACGATAACGTTACAGACGACAGATGGAGCGTATCCCTTTATAAGTCCTTAGTGTCTTATTTTATTGGGGATAAAGTTTTATACGTAGAAGATGATGGCTATAAGCTATCTCTATATGAAGCAACAGAAGACGTAAGTTCTATCAGCGGTCCATTCGACCGGAGTAAATGGAATGAGATATGTAGCATCGAGTTGCCGGAGCCTTTTGGTTTACCGACAATAGAAGAATTACAGCAGAGATATAATTACTATCTCCCTTCTTTATTTTTTAAAGAATGGGAAGAACTTAGTTCTGATTGGGAAGAGGATCTATTTTTTCAATCCAAGGAATCTTGTAATATTGCTGGCGAAGTCAAAAAACTAAATGACACGTTCTATTCTTACCAATCTAAAGGAAATTACTGGAAGCAGCTGCCTAGAACCGATGCTCATTGTTTAAGTGATAAAAGTTCAGACATTTGGAACGAGGCAAGAATAAGAAAATTATTCTTTTATAGAAGAAGAGACTTTGTACTTATAGATTCAAATTGCAAAGACACTCTTTGCCTGTATATGTGCGAAAGAGATCTACCCGCAAGTGTAGACAACCTAGAGAAATTTAAAAATTTTTCGACTCATTATGATTTTGACGGAACGTGGGCCTCGACTCTAGGCTCTCCTATAATAACCGCAACTATTCCCGACCATCCATTTAAAGTCGGGGATCAGATTAAAGTGGGTGTTTTATTTGAGGATACAAACTATCCTGCAGGGATAAGAGATCACTCTACAGTATATAAAAACTACACTATAAGTACTATAGTGGATAAAGATACGTTTACGTACTCTGTGGGTAATAATTTAGACGAAGCTGCGGGTGGTAAAATTAATGTTATTGACTTTGGTCCTTTTTGGGTTAAAATTTATTGCGTGAAGACGGGAGTTAATAAGTGTCTAGAGCTTACTTCTGAGAAGGGGCTACCAAACTATCAATTTGTAGAGATAGGTTCTAAAGGCAATTTTGTTGAACAACCTCTTCCGTTTTATAACTTAGAAGGTAATAATTTCTGTGGGGATCCACAAGAAACATTAAATGAAAAAGCAAATAAGCAAGCAAGAAGAGTATTAACTCAACAAGAAATTGACGCTCTTGATAATACCAATTCTGTCTACACGTATGCAGTAACTGTACAAAGTACTAGCTGCGGCAATCGCTACTTTATTGAGGGCGTACAACAAAAAACTTTAAATCTTGTAGAAGGTAGGACCTATCGCTTTAATCAAAGTGACAGCTCTAACTTGAACCACCCTCTACGTTTTTCAATTACGTCTAATGGTACTCATAACGACGGAATCGAATTTACTGAAGGCGTAACTATAGCCGGTACCGCCGGTAGCAACGGGGCTTATACTGAGATTATCGTGCCCACAGGGTCGCCTACTCTATACTATTATTGCGTTAATCATTCGTTGATGGGTGGAATCGCATATACTTAACCGCTTAGAAGTTTAAAGTAGAATATGGCAAATGTATTTGGCGGTAATAATAATAATTCTGGATCTTGTGGATCTGGAGAGATAATATCTGCTCCTAGGCATCAGGTCACTTCTTCTCCTGTATCCTCGCCTCAGCCAAACGTGTTTAGGGACGGAGGCTCTACTTCTACGTCATTAAATCCTAGGGATTTTTATACAAGAAGGGAGATAGATAAATACCTAAAAGGTAAAGCGGAAAAGTCCAGCGTTTATTTTCAAGAGAACTTATATACTAGATCACAAGTAGATCAATTAATATCTGCTTTAAATATATCTAGTTACGCTACAGCCTCATTTGTAGATACACAGATATCTTCTCTAAGATCAGAGAGAGAACTAAACTTAGCAGAGAATTACTATCAAAAAACGTCTCTATACACACGAGGCGAGGTTGATACTCTACTAACTAATTTGTCAATTACTGGGTTTGTATCTCTAACCCCGGCCTCATTAGACGACATTACAATAGACCCCTCCTCTTCTACTTTATCTACAAGTTTATTAGTTAGATCTTCTAATAACTCCTCGGAAACAGAGATCCAGAGATGGGAAAACTCTTCTACAGACTACGTCGCGGCCGTTTACGCAGATGGCAAGTCAAGATTTACAAACAGGATGACTATCGGCGAAAATGTAAATCAGGGAGAAGTTGCGTTAGATACCAGCGAAAGAAGAATAGCAAATGTTGCTCCTCCAGTTGATAGATTTGATGCAGTAAATAAATTATACATGGAAACATTTATCACAAGCACTATTGATGATGTTCTACAAGATTCTGATGAAAACTATTTAATAGACGCACTAGAGTACTAAAATGCCAACATCAACTTCCACTTCTCCCAGAGACGTAATACTTCATAGAAGATCACCCGTACTTAATAAAAGACCTTTAACTACTGATCTTCAATACGGAGAAATAGCAGTAAATTATAACGAAGACGAGGTCTCCTTGTACATCAAGGACTATGAGAACGCTGTCAGGAAAGTCGGTGGTGTTTTCTATTCTGATTCTGCTCCTGATCCTTCTGTCCTTAGCACGGGATATCAAAACCTATCTCATGGAGAACTATGGGTGAAAAGGATCTCTCCTCCAGAGGAGGGGTCGGATCAAGAAGAAGATGCGCATTTGTTCATATTCAATAAATATATCAATTCAGGTAGTGGTGGGTGGCTTGAGATAGGAAAGTTCAGATTTGCTCTTGTTGATGAGTATTTAGATCAGTTCAAGGACGCAACAGATGGTAGTGATTATATACACACCGTAAGAAACGAATTAAGAATTAATAATAAAGCTGCGCTGAAGGGATTTGCAACTTCCATCCCCAGCGACGACGAAACAGACACCTCTAAAGCAGACACTCTGGTTATCAATGACGAGCATAATTTCGCCACAGGAGTGCTGCTTAATGCAAATAACCTAACAATAGATTCTTCTGATATCGACGTAACCTCTGATTCTGTTGTAATAAACTCAGAGACTACATCTTTATTTCAGACAGATTCCGCAACAGGGACCGTAGAAACAACGTTTACGTATAACGATCACGGATTATTTAACGGTGAAGAGATCTTTGTAGAGCAATACTTAAACGACGGAACGACTCCCAGCGGAGTGACTCAGGGTAACTATACGGTTGCAGAGGCAAGCTTAAATACATTCAAGCTCTATGATGGCTCGCAAAACGTTCTTGCTACTGGTAATGTTAGAATTAGATACTCTCCTAGACTAATTTTAGATCAGGCTTATAACGTACTTCAGTCTGGAAATTTTAAATTAAAAGAGATCGCTGACGTACCTAACTCTTCTCAAATAGCAGAAGGTAGGTGGGACGTATACAGAAACTCTTTAAATGGAAACGTAAGAGTGTATGCAAGAGCTAATAACATAGTTTCAGAGGCAACCTCTAGAGCCATTAAATTAGACGTTAAAAATGCTTCGGGGTTGCCTATTGCTCAAGGTGCTCCCGTTTATTTTGCTGGCACCGATCCTATAAAGGGGTACACAATTGTCGGGCCCTCATTGGCTTCTAACTCTGGATCAATGAATGCCATAGGTATCACAGATGCTACTATTGTAGGTAATGGCTATGGCTCAGTCACAGTTCTTGGCGAAACTACTCTATTAGATACTACTTCAATTGGCGATCAGATTCCCAACTCTGATGATAGTGGCAAAGTGGTTTATGTTGCAGAGAACGGTGGCTTGACTTTTACTCCGCCAACAGAAGCGCAGGGTATAAGACAGCCTATTGGTGTTTTATTTAAAGAGGATAGTAGTGAAGGAAAAATATTTGTAAACCATCCAGACATATATAATACAGTTCAGTTAGAAGAAGGGTATATATGGATTGGCGCTACTGGAGATAACGCAGTTGCATATAGGGTTAATACGGACAATTTTCAGAGAGTAGCCGCTTCAGACGGAGAAATTGAGTTTCAATTATCCGATGAGATTAAGTTCGGTGCTTATGAATTTCTTTGGGACGGAGATAATACCGAAAGTAAGACTCAGACAAAAGTAACTACATCCTCCCAAGCTCTTGGTGGTGTCGATGAAATAACGGTGGATTCTTTTCCTTCGACCTACAGATCTGCTAAGTTTTTTGTTCAGCTAAGTTTAACGGGTATAGGCATAACCCCTAACTTTCAAGTCACAGAGCTACTTGTGATCCACAACGGTACGGATGTAGATATTGTAGACTATGGAACTGCTTCTACATTGAACGAGAGACTAGGAGATTTTTCTGGTAGTATTAATGGGTCTAATATTGATATAACTTTTCAAAGATACAGGGCCACAGAAGGCCAGATTGAAGTAAAAGTAATGAGAACTGCAGTTATCTCTTGAGCCAATTATTGTTTAAAGTCTTAGATAGATAATACAATTTGGCACAGGGGAAAGTGAACCTATGGCATCAAAGAAACATTTTCATGTCAGGCATGGTCTGACTGCGGGCAGCGGAGTAGATCAAAATGGCATTCCGACCAGAGAGGTAATTACCAATACCGGACAGTTGGTTGATGTCGGAGCACTTAGTTCTTTAACAACAACTAATAAAACAAATGTAGTTGCTGCTATTAACGAAGTTATAGACGGAAACGCAAGAATCGACGACGTTATTGCTTTGGCAATTGCATTAGGGTAATTTATTGTCATGGCAAATACATTTAAAGCATTTACAAAAGCAGGCGTCGGAACAACAACTGCTACGGCATACGAAGTTGAGCTCGGAGGAGCTACGGGCAAAACTTCTATTGTAATTGGTATATCGTTATCAAACGTGGCCTCAACTCCGATTAACGTAGATGTTCAGATAGACCGCCCTGCAGCTGGAACAACTGCGGCTCCTTCTGATGACGTTTACCTAGCTAAAAACATTCCGATACCTTCGGGCTCTACTCTAGAAATCATGGCGGGTCAGAAGCTGATCCTGGAGTATAATGGCACGGCCTTGGCCGGGGACAAGATTGTGGTGACGTCGGATACAGTGAGTAGTCTCGATGTCATTGTCAACGCACTAGAAATTACTTCATAAGGAGGCAATACCTATTATGGCGTATATTGGCAACAATGCAGATGGAATTTTTATTCCAAGTAGCGTAAACACTTCGACGGACTTAAGAATCAGTGGGGGAGCACTAACGCAAACCGGCGGAGATGTCAACCTCGACGAGGGGACATTGTTTGTTGACGAGTCGGAGAATAGAGTCGGGGTGGGGACAACCGCGCCCGAAGTCACTCTTGACGTAGTCGGGACGATTAAGGCAACTACATATGCAGATTTGCCCACATCTCTTACTGTACTAAGTCGCGACGGCACCGGGGTGGTCATCAATGCCCCCACCGCCACCCTCCAGGTCCTCAATCGATCTGGTACCGAGGTCCCTGTAACCTTCTGAAGCCGAAGGCATTAAGTTTAAAGTACACTATAAATAGATAACTAAGAACGCAGTTCCTTTCTACCATGGCAAATCGCTACCCACTTATTCTCAATGGCTCCGCCGGGCAACTTCAAGAACTACCGGTGGGCGATTCACTTGATTTGGGAGGGGAGAGCCTTTTAGGCGTTAAGTTGGGTAGTGCGGGGGCGCCGAGTATAAGCTTCACCGGCGACACCAACACCGGCATCTACAGCCCCGGCGCAGACCAAGTAGCGGTAGCAACTAATGGGGTTGGGAGGTTGTTTATTACTGCCAATGGCGATCTTTGCTTTGGCAGCCAAGTTGGCGCAAACAACGATGGAAGTGGCATCTCTATTTACAACACTTCTTTTCCACGGCTTTCCCTAAGAAATAGCACAACAGGAAACACGCTTACAGACGGCAGCCAGCTTTATCTAGTAGATTCAGATCTTTACGTTACCAATAATGAAAACGCTAACTTAATACTTAGAACCAACAGCGCCGAACGCCTTCGCATCGACAGCTCTGGCAACGTAGGCATAGGGACTAGTTCGCCTAGCACTACTCTTCACGTTGACGGTACTGCAACTGTTGATCGCATCATAAATGCCACAACAAGTTCTAATCCTTGGCTTAAAGGTGTAAATGGAAGTGGGACTGAAACTTCGTTTATTAAACAAGATGGGCAAGGCTATCTAACTAAATTAGGGATTGGCACTACGACGCCTGACGCTTTGCTGGATGTAGAGAATTCATCGGGCGCAGCTGAAGTTCAAATCAAGTCCCTTAATTCATCAGACTGTACACTTGCTTTTGGCGATAATGCAGATACAGATGTAGGTCGGATTAGATATGCGCATAGTGCTGATGCAATGTTGTTTTTTACGGCAGCAAATG